AAAAAATACTTCGTGAAGAATACGGGATGGTGGCGTGATGGATTTTCTTAAAGAAATTGTAAAGGAAGTTGGTGGAGAATACACACAACTTGCTGCAGACATTGATGAGACGGAAAAGTATGTTGATACAGGTTCATACATTTTTAACGCACTGGTTTCAGGTTCTATATTTGGCGGTGTATCTGGGAATAAAATTACTGCTATTGCTGGAGAGTCTTCTACTGGAAAGACTTTTTTCTCTCTCGCTGTGGTTAAGAACTTTCTTGATACTCATCCCGATGGTTACTGTCTCTACTTTGACACTGAGGCTGCTATTAATAAGGGACTTTTAGAATCAAGAGGTATTGACCTTTCTAGACTTGTTGTGGTTAATGTTGTAACCATTGAAGAGTTTCGTAGTAAAGCACTCAAGGCAGTGGATATTTACTTAAAAAAACCTGTAGATGAACGCAAACCTTGTATGTTTGTGTTAGACTCTTTAGGTATGCTTTCAACCGAAAAGGAAATTACTGACGCACTGAACGACAAACAAGTTCGTGATATGACCAAATCACAACTTGTTAAAGGTGCTTTCCGTATGCTCACTCTGAAGTTGGGGCAGGCAAACATTCCTATGATTGTAACTAACCACACCTACGATGTTATTGGCGCTTACGTTCCTACAAAAGAAATGGGTGGTGGTAGTGGTCTTAAGTATGCCGCTTCTACTATCATCTATCTCAGCAAGTCAAAAGAGAAAGATGGAAAAGAAGTTATTGGAAACATTATCAAAGCAAAGACTGCTAAGTCTCGTTTGAGTAAGGAGAACCAGCAAGTTGAAATCCGTCTATTTTATGATGAGCGCGGTCTTGATCGCTATTATGGTCTTCTGGAACTCGGGGAACTCGCTGGACTCTGGAAGAATGTCGCGGGACGTTATGAAATGGATGGTAAGAAAATTTACGCAAAGGAAATCTTAAAGAATCCTGATCAGTATTTTACCGAAGAAGTAATGCAGCAACTTGATGCTGCCGCGAAACAACAATTCTCTTATGGAACGAATTGAGACAACTATTCTCAGAAACTTAGTATTTAATGAAGACTACTCACGCAAAGTTATTCCTTTCATACAACCAGATTATTTTGAGCAAAAGGCAGAGAAGGTCATTTTTGAAGAGATTGTCCAGTTTATTGTTAAGTATGGTTCAGCAATCACCATTGAAGCACTCAACATTGAGGTAGAGAATCGTACAGATTTAACCGAAGATCAAGTAAAAGATATTAGAGGCATTAATAGTTCTTTAAATGATTCTCCTGTAGACAAGCAGTGGTTACTTGATACCACTGAAAAGTGGTGTCGGGACAGAGCAATTTATCTTGCTTTGATGGAGTCAATTCATATTGCTGATGGTAATGATGGGAAGAAAAATCGTGATGCGATTCCAAGCATTCTTTCTGATGCTCTAGCAGTATCGTTTGATAATAATATCGGACACGATTATCTTCAGAACTATGAGGAGCGTTATGAATTTTACCACCGTAAAGAAGATAAAATCGAGTTTGACCTGGAATATTTCAACAAAATCACTAAAGGTGGTTTACCTAACAAGACTCTCAATATTGCTCTCGCTGGAACGGGTGTTGGGAAATCATTGTTCATGTGTCATTTGGCTAGCTCCGTCTTGCTACAGGGCAGGTCCGTACTCTATATCACTCTTGAAATGGCGGAAGAGCGAATTGCAGAAAGAATTGACGCAAACCTTCTCAATGTCCCGATTCAACAACTGGTTGATTTACCGCGCCAAATGTTCGAAACGAAAGTAAATAGTATTGCGAAGAAGACACAAGGTTCTTTAGTCATCAAAGAGTATCCGACTGCTTCCGCACATTCAGGACACTTTAAGGCACTTCTCAATGAACTTGCTCTTAAGAAATCATTTAGACCTGATATTATTTTCATTGATTACCTTAATATTTGTGCTTCCTCTAGGCATAAGGCAAACAGTTCTGTTAATTCATATTCATATATTAAAGCAATTGCTGAAGAACTTAGGGGGCTCGCCGTCGAGTTTAATGTCCCAATTGTCTCCGCTACTCAGACCACTCGTTCAGGTTTTGGTAGTTCTGATGTTGAACTTACTGATACTAGCGAGTCCTTTGGTCTCCCTGCTACTGCTGATCTTATGTTTGCCCTTATTAGCACTGAAGAGTTGGAGGCACTTGGGCAGATTATGGTGAAGCAATTGAAGAACCGTTACAATGACCCTACTATCTACAAGCGTTTCATTGTAGGTATTGACCGTGCTAAAATGCGTCTTTATGACTGTGAGCAAACTGCTCAAAAGGATATACTTGACTCTGGACAAGATGACGAGTATAATGATGAAGACAAGAAACCTAAAAAGTCGTTTGAAGGATTTAAATTTTAATGGAAACTGCTAGACACGTTAATTTTGATAAGTATGCTGAGTTTGTGGATGCTGTAACTTCTGATGCGTCCAAAGACTTTCTTTCTCTTTCCGATCGTCTTGTCGCACTGGATGAGAAGGGTGCTAATATTGAACGCTTGCTGACTGCTGCTGTTGGTATCAATGCCGAAGGTGGTGAGTTTATGGAAATCGTCAAGAAAATGATCTTCCAAGGCAAACCATTCAATGAAGATAATCGGGAACATATGATTATTGAACTGGGTGATATTATGTGGTATGTTGCTCAGGCATGTATGGCTCTTGAAGTGACCCTTGATGATGTGGTTGCTCGTAATGTGCAAAAACTTCTTAAGCGTTATCCTGAAGGTGCTTTTGATGTTTATTTCTCCGAGAACCGTGCTGCTGACGACCGATGACTAAAGAAAAGAAAGTAACTGTGAAACTTGATGTTCGTGCCGCTGCAGCAGTTCGTCAAGTTTTATTTGAATCACAAAAGGGATATGGTCTTGAGCATACCCCTGAGCGTATTGTTGATATTCGTTCAGTAATTCAAACTCTTGACGACGCTATCAGTATTGTGGTAGAATCTGAATGACCCGAAAGGGTTTTCTGGGGAATTAGCACAGTTGGTAGTGCGCCTGATTTGCATTCAGGAGGTCAGGAGTTCGAATCTCCTATTCTCCACTTGCCCAAGTGGTGTAATGGTAGCCACGTATGCCTTAGGAGCATATATCGTAAGATGTGGAGGTTCGAGTCCTCTCTTGGGCACTAAATATCAATAAAAGCTAATGGCTGGTGAACAGGGGTTTCTTTACGAAGGAAGAATCCATAATAAGTTAAAGTCAAAAGGTTTGGTTCCAAAGGGATTTACTCCTGCAGGTTCTGATCCAAATGCTCCTGATGCAATGTTCATTTATGGTGGAAAACCATATAAGTTAGAAATTAAACTTGACTTAAAAGCAGACTATGGTCAAGGAAGTTTTGATTATGATAATGGAACTTGGAAACTTGGTGGAGCAAAAACTGCAGCAGCAGAGGAACTTCGTTCTCTAATGAGAGCAGTTGGTATTGAAGCATTTGCGAATAAAGAATGGGGTCCAAAAGGAGCGCCAAATAAAGGGACAGTCGATAATAAAGACTTTACTCAAGAAATGGTTAAGTCTGATTATCTAAGATTTACTGATAGATTTCTTACCATACCTTCAAGTGCTCTTTGGTCATACTATGGTGCTAAGTCAACATATTATATTCAAATTGGTGGTTATGGGTTATACTATATGGCGGCAAACCCTGCAGGACTTCCAGTTCCACAATTTAATCCTGGTTTGAGAATTCGTATTCGTTTAAAGAGAGGAGGTAGTTCTCCCATTTATAACTATCGTTTTACAACTGCTCTACAGATTACATCAAAACCTCCAAGGTCTGCTTATGATATTGATAAAGGTGTTGGATTTCTTCTTGGACAATGAACGACTATCTTAAAAAACTCATTCATGATTTTAAAAGCAAAGACTTTAAAACCTTTGCTGCTTATGTTTATACAACCCTACAGAAAGAGGTTGATATGAGCAAAGGGAAACAGAAAGATAAATATATAAAGATACGGAAGAGTATATTAAATTATATTGTTTCCAACGAACGAGTAATAACATCCGAACTCAGTAAAAAGAAAATTAAGTAATGAAAAGTTTTTTTCAATTTTTGACGGAAAGCGCATCTCAACAAGCGGCAAGAATGGGTCTTGTTGGTGATGGGCACGGAGGATGGTATGATAGAGCAAGTGGCGAGTTTGTTGCTAAAACTGAAAAGGGACAACTCAAGTTTTACAATAAGCGTCAAAAAGTTGGTGGAAAAGATCCAGTACAAACTGAAACTGAAAAAAACTATTCAAATCCTAACTTTGTAGATCCAGCATCTCAGCAACAGGCGATGCAACAAGCACCTGCTCCAGAGCAACAAGCAGCGCCTGCACAGGAAGCACCACCAGTAAACTATCTTCCAGTAGAAAAAACAAAGGGAACTTTAACTGTTGCCTTTGGTCGTTTCAATCCACCACATCTCGGACACCTCCAGTTGATGGATACTGCAGCTTCATCTGCAGAGGGTGAGGGTAGTGACTATATGATTGTTCCTTCACGTAGTCAAGATAAGAAAAAGAATCCATTAGATCCTGATACGAAAGTATCCATAATGCGTCAGATGTTTCCTCAACATAGTGAAAGAATCACAAATGATGGAAATACAAAAACCATTTTTGATGTTCTCAAAAAAGCACATAATGATGGATATGCGAATGTAAGAATTGTTGGTGGCGCTGATAGAGTTAAGGAGTTTGATAAACTTGCTAATAACTATAATAATAATCTATATCAGTTTGACAATATTGAAGTAGTTTCGGCAGGAGATAGAGATCCAGACTCTGAAGGTGTAGAAGGTCTTTCTGCTTCAAGAATGAGACTTGCTGCAGCAGAGGGAGACTTTAAGACCTTCCGTTCTGGTATGCCCCCAGAAATGAGACCAAAGGATGCAAGAGCAATATTTGATACTGTTCGCGCTTCGATGGGAGTTCAGGATCAAGTCGCTGAAGTTTGGCAGATTGCACCTAAGTTCGATCTTAAAACTTTAAGAGAGAATTATATAAGTGAAACTATTTTTACGATTGGTCAACTTGTAGAAAATTTAAACACAGGACTGATTGGTCGTATTATTCGTCGTGGAACAAACTATCTTATCTGTGTGACTGAAGATCATATTATGTTCAAGTCTTGGATTAAAGATGTAACTGAAGCATATCAAGAAAAAAGAATGGAAAGGAAGATGAGACTTCCTGGAAAACCAAACACCCTTGAGGGAACTGGTGGATATTTTAAGTATGTTACTGATATGACTCCTGGGTTTGAGAAGGGTGATCCTACTAATTTGCAGTATGGTGCAAAACCTTATAGTGGATATAAACAGTCTAATGGACTTGATTTCATAAATAAGTATAGAAAAAGTAAGTAATCAAACATCTCCAAATGAGTAATTCAATTTTTGAGGAAGAGGGTAAAACCCCTGTTGCCACTGCTCAGCAGCAAATTGAGAAGCAAGCAAGACAACTTGCATATGATACTCGCTATCAAGTGAAAAAGCAGATCGGTGAAAAAAAGGTTAATCCTGCTGTGATGAAGAGACTTCTTATTCAGAGACTGCAGAAATCAACCTCTGCTCCAAACGTCAAGGCAAGAGCAAAGCAGATGTTGATTGGGGAGGATTATATTGCTAGTGGAACTGAGTTTGCTGCAGAGAGCGTAGCAAATGCGATGTTTAAAGTTTTTGTAGAAGGAAAAACTATTTCCGAAGAGACTGTTTCTAATAGTGTTGAAGAAGCATATTTAAGTGAGATGGAGAAGAGAGGAGG